CGCCTCTTTAAGGTTCTCGGGAGTAATAAGTGTAATGGCGCTGGTCAGCGCCTGTGCCGTTGCCGTGTCGGCAATGTCGCCCGAGTCATACTTAGTAGCAGTGACTGTGGCTAGCTCTGCAAACTCAGCATCCAGTTCTGTGCCAAGAATTTTCTTCTGCGCATCGCCCGGAGTCAAAGAGTCTTTTGGTCCGTAGAATGTATTCTGTGTGTAATCTGACATTACTTATATCGTCCTAGTTTAGCGAATATATCGAGCTGTTGAATGGACACTGGAGCACCGTTAATGGCCGTGGAGAGGGCCAGTTTAATAAACTCGCCGGTGCCTCTACCTGCCACTTTGCCTTGCCGCAGTTGAGCGCCTCCGCCGTACTCGGCCTCACCCCATTCGCCCTCGCCATACTCAGATACGCCGATAGCACCAATGAAGTTAATAGTCTGCGAAAGAAAGCTAGTTTCAAAGTCAAATGCCCACTTGAAGTTAATGTTTGCCGTAGCTTCGAGGAACAGTAGCCCCTCAATGCGCTTAGGTATAATTAGATAACCTGAGCCGCCAGTAATATCAATCCAGCCGGACTCGTACTCGAAAGCGTAGGACACGCCCGCGCCGTCGTTGTAGCCTCCAAACTTACCCAGCTCTCCTTCTTGCTCAAACAGAGAGAAGTAAAACTCTTTATCGTCTTGCTTAATAAATCCGGATGTAGGTACTAGGGAATTCCACGTGCCCATACAACGTACTGCGCCGTCTTCTAGCCTAGCCCGGGTATCAAATATAACCGCCTGTCCGAACTCCTGCGACAGCCCTCCTAACTCTTTAGGCAGGGAAAGGAGGAAAAACCTGTCCTTTGGAGAATAGAAGGACCGCGCACGAGTCAAATCGGTGTCGTCTTGTTCCACTAGGTCGCGGATAAAGTCCTGCACCTGCGGGGCTATGTTGTCCAGCGGATTAGATACCTCTTGGATAGCACGGCCTAGACTATGTAAGCCCTGCGACGAGATGAACCAGAGATCTCCTTCTACGTTCTGTACTAGCTCGCGTCCGAGACACCCTATGCCTGACAGCGTGTCTACCACCTGCATCTTGGTGACGTCTACGCCAAGCTCAGTGCCCTCGGGGTCTTGGATGAGGATAATATTTCTCTCTCCGAAGACAACTAATCTGTTGTTAGATACTGCAAGTGCCTTGATAGTATCAGTGTCAGGCCATACGTTTGTTAAATCTATCGTAGCTGCCGTAATAGACGTACCCGTAGTCGTCCAGTCTACGGCATCTAGCAGGCCTGAAACTTTAATTTGCGTATCGTCTGAGTCTGTAACCCACAGTCGGCCCCAAGCTGCTACGGCGACACGCCCGTCGGGGGCGTTGGCGTCTGCTACGTCTGAGAAAGTAGCGTCGGCTGAGTTATACTTGAGTATAGTGCCTCCACTGCCTTGAATGCCAAATATATCATCATTGAAGTTGATGAGCTGCATGTTACGTACGGTAATAGTACCGCCGGTAATATCAGACCACGTATCGCCATCATCTGTACTTTCCCAGAGAGTGGCGGTGCCGTCATCTACTGCTGCTATAAGGCTAGTAGTTCCGTCGTGCTGCGTGTACTCCTGTACCTGCAGTATCTCGTGGGGAATAGCGGAGCTAGTCTGGCTACTAAATCCTTTCCGGGCTGCGACGCGGTTGTTGTCGTCGATGACTGCATTCTGCAGGCTTGTCGCCCACTCGGGTCCGAGCAGAGCAGTTGACTGCTGCTTGTTCAATCCTTTGAATCCCGGCAGCGTTAGAGGAATTACCTGTAGCTGCGCACCTCCGTGGTAGCGTGGAGTCGGCAATTAGTCTCTCCTCCAGTCGAGATTATTAGTGAGCTGCTGTGTGGTGAGCGAGTCACTATGGATAGCTGTTGCTAGAGCGCGCTCGTACTGGCGCTCGGCCATATTCCCCGGCTCGCCTAACTCTTCCCCTCGCTCGTTGAGCGCGAGAAGCAGGGTGCCGAAGGCTAGTAATTGGTCGTCGTAACGGAAGGTCTCAGTCTCCTGAGTGCCGTCTACTTCTTTGGTCTCTTGCTGGTCTGTCCAGAAGCTCTGGATGTAGAAGTCTTGGTGCAGCTCGACACCGGGATCGAAGTATATCGTCCACCCATTAGAGTTCTGCTCGTAGCGGAACCACTCCGGAGCTTCTCTCCGGTAGGCCTCGCCGCCTCCGTAGGTGCGCTCCCTAAGTATCCTCTCGTATACCTCAGGGGCTGCGTAATGCGGGATTTGTTCTAAAGCACTTAGGTCATAGCCTGCATAGCATATAGGCAGGTTGTTCTCATCTACCAGAGGGATAGCCCTGTTACTATTAAGGCCGTTACCAAGAAGGTAGGTAGAGCCTTCAGATAGACCGGCTGCTGAAGTGTAGGTGCCAGCGCCTGTGGCGGGGAAGTAGAGGACGACGTTCGCTCTGTCTACGGACCAGTTGTGTGCTGAACCAACCTCCTCTACCGTCTGGTTAAGGAAGTCCGCTATAAGCTGGGAGTACTCGGTGTCCCCAATAGAAGTGACCGTGTTCTCACGAAGACGGCGTAGTACTCGGTTTACAATCTGTAGTTGTGTCTGGGCGGCCATGTAATACTCTAATAAGAGAGAGGGGCCGAGGCCCCTCAATCAATACCTAATGATTAGGCGGGGACAACAATCGGCAAGCCAGCTTCGGCTCGCAGAACGCCATCACCATACAGAATGTCTGAGGTCATCAGGTCACCCAGATATTCCAGTTTGTACTGCGTCTGAGCACGGGGACGGAGCTGTTCGATGTGAACAAGAGCCTCGTCCTGCAGCATCAGTGCAACACGGTAGTTGGTAGATGCGTCAGCCGCCTGTACCGTAGCACAGTTAGTACTGACATACACATCTACACCGTACAGGTTACCGATGATACCGTTCCGGATGCTATTCGCACCGCCTGCTTCACCAACGAACTGGTGCTCAGTAAAGCGGTCCTGAGAGAGAAGGTTGTTCTTCTCAACCGGGGGAATAACAAGGTAGCGACCGGTCGACGGTACGTCGTTATCATCCAAAGTCTGGATGAAACCACGGATACCAGCGTCGGACAGAGCCGTACCGTTACCAGTATTGGTGTTAGCAGTAGCATCCCACTGAGTCGCTTCGCTCGTACCGATTACGCCACCGTTAAGGGCGGAAGCGGCGAGGTCTTCGGGGTCAGTGTTAGTACCAACACCTGCGGCGTTAAGGAACTGCGCTACTTCGTGCAGGTCCGTATCTACCTGCTTAGCGAGAGCGTAGCCCGCGTCATCGGTATAGAACCGACGCAGACTGTCATCAGCCTGAATCGACACGATATCTTCGATGAGTCGCGAGTATTCCCAGTGCTCGTCAATGGTGTAGGAGCGCTTGCCTTCCTGATTCTGAATCAGGGTGACCTGCGTCTCCGTCGATTTAGCGCTGGCGGAGCCGCGTACCGGACGGGGAACGTGGATAGTGTCGCCCTTCTTACCGTTATGGTTCATAACAGTAACAAGCTGCGGCATCACAAGGTTAGCCTTGTACGATGCTACAATCTCGTCTTCCCACAGCTCGCGAACAAACGCGCTGTTGGAGTACGTACGAGACGCGGCACTAACTGGACCCTGGCCGGTAGTTACGTCTTGATAGACGTGATTTGTACCAAGTGGCATAGTTAGTTACCTCTCAAGGGGGTTAAATGATAGTTAGTCTACAACACGGCCCTCGGCGTAAGCTAGAGTAATGGCTGCTTGGTTTTGAGCCAACCATGCCCTAGAGTCTTCCATGCCCAGTTTCGCACGTCGCTTGTGGTTAACAATGTCAGTACGACTGAACTTCTGCTCAGTATCCTGTGCAATGGATGACCCACTCTCCAGTGTGGCATCTCTAAGAGTTGCTTCCAACTGGGTAGTGTCGCCTTCCTGTTTGTTGCCGTAATACATAGCGAACAAATCGTCCGCTGCATCTAAGTCCCATCCATCCGCGTCTGCTGCAAGGCGCTGCCGGTATTTAGATTCGTTAACCCAAGCACGGAACTGGTCAGAGTTTACATCCTCTTTCCAACCCGGATACTTAGAGGTCAGGTCATCTACTTGCCGAGAGCGTTCTCCTTCGGCCAGACGGTTTTCAAGTTCTTGGATTCGTTTCTCTGCACGTTGCTCTACCACTCGCCCGATTGCGCCATCAGGGTCGTCATAAATATCGTCCACAGTCACAGGTGCAGGAGGCACCTCCGGTTCTTGACGCTGTGATTCCATCGCGATAAGGCTATCGACAGTCTTTCTCAGTTCTCCGAGGTCGTTCCCCTGTCGGCTAAAAGCTTTCTCCAGTTCTGCATGGGATTCAATGGCCTTTCGCGCCACCTCATCCATAGAGTCTGCTCTAAACCTATCGGGAATCTCGAAGCCTTGACGTTGTGCTGCATTAGCACCAGCGTCGCTGATTTCGTCTTCGATAGTATCTTGATTCACGTAGTCTTGATACCTAGCCATATTGTCTACTCCTAATAATGGTACGCCCTTGAGCGTATTGTCCAAAGTAATCTAGGGTGCCGGATGCCGCATTATCCCTAGCGTTCTCCCCGTTCATGCCGTCGTGCCCAGTTATCGTAGGCGTCAGGAAATCCGGGGTCGTGAGGGTCACATCGGCCCGGAATTGCTTTGAGTATTACCTGCTTTGCAGTACCGCCGCATTCTGGACATTCCGATGTTTTCCTATTAGCAATCGACTGGATTGTCTCATGCTCGTGCCCACACTTCGGGCACCTATAATCATATGTTGGCATTGTCTTCATCCGCCGCATCAGCAAGGAGGTTGGCCCTCGTTACGTCTGCTATCTCTTCGAGTCGGATAAGACGGTTATACGCCTGCGCCTGACCCTTAGCAAAGACTACCTGTTCCCAAGTATCCAGTTCTAAGGCGTCGGCCTGTAAGTTATAAATCTCAGATTTTAATTCTTCGAGGATACGCTGCCACCCTTTGGTAGAGAATACCTCGTCAAGCTCTTCAAAGTACTTAGCTGTTGCTTCGTCCATTCTGTCCACTCCTCACTTTCAGTAGTTCGATTCGGTTACGGTCCTCGGCCACCTCAGTCTGCCTGCGAGTGACGCGAGCCTTCTCCGCACCGATAGCTGTGTTGGCTGCCGCAATCTCGACGCGCTCGTCCTCAAGGTCCGTATCCACAATCTCGTGCTGGGTCTTGGCCTTGATGAGGGCGATATTAGCCTCCGTCTCGTCATTCTCCAGCTTAAGCTTGCGGTGCTGTTCTTGAGCCATCGCAAACTGCAGTGCTTCCATCTGCTGTTGCTTCTGCTGCTCTTCCTCAGACGGGGGCTGAGACATTGCTGCAACTGCCTGCTGCAGCTCTTGCTTCTCGCTAGACGTCGTGTTCTGGAAGATAGCCTGTATCAGTACGCTGTGTGCGGGGGACTCCGGTGGCACAAACCCGAGCATCTGTACAAGCTGCTGGGTTTCCACTTCCTTCGCCATGATACCGAGGGTAGCCTTCGGGACAAACTTGTAGTCCCTCGGGTAACGCTGCGGGTCGAACTGCACGTAGCGCCACAGCGCCTTCTGGATGAAGGGCTGAAGTAAATGTTCCTCGACGTTGCGCATTGTCTTCTTGCTGCGCTTCAAGAAGCCAGCCTGCATCTGAGACATGCCACCGCTGGTTTCGTTGCGTCGTGACGTGGCGAGCGGGGTAGCGCTGTCCATAGCGCCGGTGCCCATCTGCACCATCCGTTCTAAGTCGCCCGACTGCTGGAACGTCAAAGCCAAGCCTTGCGGCGAGAATCCGACTGGCTCCAGAATTTCACTGGGCCGGCCTCGCGTCAGAATAGTCTTGCCGGGACGTACGCGCAAATCCGGATTGCGTGGCAATCGCGTAATGTCCGCGCCCATCATAGGGGCCGTGACTAACGCAAGTCCATCGTTCCGTGCGCGGAGTTCCGCATCAAGAGCCTTTTGTGGATTGTAGCCTTTCTCAGACACACCACGACCCCAGAACTCTCCGGGTACGCTATCATGCTGATACGCCACAATCGGGCGGTCTTGCATAAGGAAGGGGTTTTTAATCGCCTTAAGTAGCGTGGTCTCGTTGGCAATCGTGACGATAGCCTCAACCATTCCCTCATCTCCCGCATCCTTAATGAACCGTGCGGGAACCTTACCGTAGTACTCTGTGATGTATACGCCGTTGTCTTGCGACTGGACGGTCCGTCGCCGTCCTGTGCCGGTCGTATCGCTCTGACGTTGGCCTGTCCATGCCTCCACGTTACCGGGGAGGTATAGGCCTTGCTTCTGTTTAGCTTTGATGTTGTGTATGGGTTTCACGAACTCGTGTGCGCAAAACTCCTCTTCACCAAGATATCGAGCCGATGCGTCGATGACGAACTCATCAGGACGTACCGCCTCTAGGGTACACAGAACCTTATTGCGTTCTACAACTTGGCCCTGCACCACACTTCGTACATTCTTCTGTACGACGTTAATCTTACCTATGCCCGTGCCGTAGATGGCTCCGAGCAGGAGAATCTGACTGATGGCATTCTGGACTTTAGCGTCCTCGAAGTCCTCTAGAAGTAGCGCCTGTGCTACGGCTGCGTCGTCCTTCTCCTCATCGGAATAGTCATCCCCTACGTCGAACCACTGCCGACGCCCGAAGATAGCTTCTTCCATCTCTGAGACTGTCATGTCGATAGCCTGCGATAAAGCAGGGGATATCAGCATGGACCGCTCAGAGTTAGTATTCTTGTCTGCCTTAGAAAAGAACCCTCGCCATAGGCGTGTATACTCATGCCAGCGGGATTCGTGATACTGGTCTCTTACGTCTCGACCGTGCTTAACACGGGAGACTACCCATCCAACGAGGCCGCCGTCCATTACGTCGCCACCCTGCTGTGAGTTGTTATCGCCTAGTTGATTAGGTATTGCCATTAGTATCCTGCTACTTCGTCTAGCGGCTGCCAGTCGTCTATGACGTCAGGCCCGTCGAACCACGGGTCCGCTAGCTGGTCAATATAAGACACGGCGTCAATAAGGTCATCGTGTGCGAGCTGGTTGGGAAAGTCTTGAACTTGCTCGAAGAATTTCTTGTTCCATCCGCCCCGGAGTACCTGTATGCGCCCCTTCTCTGCTCGACCCTGCATCGACCATGCGATGCGGTCGGTCTTCTTGTTGTTACCGTGAGTAAGGTCGTCTACGTTGAAGAAAGTATTCAGTCGCGCCATCTCGTCTTGGAGGTATGGCATTACTGCGTTCTTAGCCATGCCCTTCTCGATTCCAATACGAACTGGCCTGTGATCTCTGTAGGCCTTCACGATGCGTAGAGCGGTCTCTCGGGTATCCCACTGTCCGTGGATAATCTCTTCGATACACCACCCGCCTTGATGATTAACGACTATAGCTATCGCGTGGTCGTCTCGCCGCGCTACGCGCTTACCTCCTTCGGAGGATGCAAAGCCCGCGAGGTCGATTGCGATATACTTGTCGCCCGGGTATGGTACGTCGTCGACTAGCGGGAACATGTCCTTAGTCATAATGCCGCCTGACCCAGCCTCAAATGATGCTAGAATCTCTTGGCGATAGGCCTCGGCAGACATTCTGTCTTCCTTAGCCGCGACTTCCTTAGCCGGTAGGAAAGGGTTTTCTTTAGATGAGAAAGACCAAGATTTGTAATCAGTCTCGCTCTCGTCCATTCCCTTCATCCACAGCTCATAGAAGTGGTTCTTGCCGTCGGGTGTGCCGATAAAGAGCGCTCCGCCCTCCGAGCGCATGAGCATGGGTTCTACGATATACTCCCACACATCAGGCCTCATAAAGGCATATTCGTCCATCACGACGTAACTTAGGCCCATTCCGCGAATATTGTCGGGACGGTCCGTGCCTTTAATCTTAATGCGACGCCCGTTAACAAGTTGTAGCTCGCCCGTGTTCTCCCACTTTTTAGCGATGATATCATCACCGAGTGTGAGTAGCATGGGCCAGATATTCTCTTTAGTCGTCTGGAAAATAGGGCCGATGTAGTACACTTCCTCTAATTCGAGGTCTACGTACTCGCCATCGCTCCTATACTTGTCGTTACGACTAGCTTCCACCAGTAAGGTAACGGCTGCCAGAAACGACTTGCCGAAGCGGCGACCTGCTGCTACTACCTTAAAACGTGCAGGATCATAGAATATATCCTCCTGCCGTGGGTGGAGTGAGATGTTCACTTAGTTACTGTGTTCGTTCGTGCCCTTCTGTGTCTCTTGGCGAACGTCGTTATCGCGACGCTTGCCTCCGTCGAGGGCATCATCAAGCGCGTCCTCAAGACGCTTGCGACGTCCCAATAGCTCGCGCTTAGCATTGTCTGCTAAGCCGTCGCCTAATGGGACTTTCTTCGGGTCAGGCATGCCTTACTGACCTTGTTTGCCGCGCTTGTCAGACTGGGAAGTACCAGTAGTGCCGTTACCAGCGTTACCAACAGCAGCGCCACTAATACGCGGATTAGGCGTAGGGCCGCTCGTTGACTTAAACTTAGTACCGATGCCGCTCTGCGCTGCGCTTTGCTTCTCTTTGCTGCCACCTGTGGACATAGTTTAATCCTCTTCAGATTGTACGATTTCGGTTACTTCAGTTATTTCTGGCTTTTCGGAGGCGTTGATGACAATCTCCACCTTCTCCTTGCCAGCGCTTTGGTCTGAGCTGGGTGCCTTAGTAACCATCGACTCCCAGACCAGCTTACGACAACGGAAGTCGCCCTCTAGGGCGTCTTCTATGACGGTCTGACAGACCTCCACCATCTTGTCGTAGTTTCCCTCCCGCACGGCCTGCTCGGCCATAAGCTTAACGAGGGTAATTTTATTACGGCTGCCCTTCGGGCGTCCTGCGGGGTTCCCGCTCTGGCCCTTTACAAACTTGCCGTCCTCTCTCTTTTCTACTTCTTTATTAGACATTATTACCAAGCATCTCTGCCGTTTGCGGATAGATAAGCTGCTTGATTTTCTGTAAGTTCAACTGTTCGCCATTGCAGGTTCTGGATGGCGAAGTAGCCCGTACCGTTCTCAAAGGCGAGGCCAGCGCCCTGAGCCGCCGCGCCGACCACAAGGCCCAGATTTGATCCACCACCAGGGGCCGTCCAATCCGGTGACGGATTGGGTGCGTTAGTACCGTTGCCCCATGACAGGAATCCGTCATCCTCCCCAACCTTCGATCCGTTAACGAACATTCTCAGGTAGCCTGCGCCGTTTCCATCGCCCGTATCGGCATACGTGAGCACCACGTTGTATGTTCGGCCTTCAAGCAGGATGTAGTCTTCGCCGGTATCTGCGGTGACTCCTACGCCCTCAGAGGGATGCCCTGCGGGTTGGTTGTGGGCTTTGGATGCCAGACCGCCATATGATCCCGCAACACCGTCCTGATCTTGGTCGGATATGTAATACAGGTATTGAGAGCGCACCGTGTCCAGATAGTCACTCCCGCCTTCGTCCTCCGCAGCACCGCCGATAATGCCCGCACGGAAATTGTCCTCAACGGAGAACCCTTCGATGTATCCGCCCCACCATCGGGAATCGACTTTGGGTGTGATTTCAAAGTAGATCGTGCCAATCGTCTGAATATCATCGCCAGCAGTCGCCGTGTCCGTACCCGTTACAGAGAACTGAGTCCCACTGCCCCCCGACCACGGCCATTTGTAGCGATCCGCAGCGCGAGTTGTTGGCACAGTACCTCCGATGCCAATCATCTGGCCCGCATACGCGCCCCAGTCGCCGGACGTGCCGTCGCCCGAGATTTCAGCTTGAAAATGATAGCAGTTCAGTTCATCACCGTCCAGAGTTGAAGTCAGCGTGTTGTCGTTCGCGTCTTTCCAGTAGAAACTAATCGTCGCGTCTGTGGTGGTGTTGGTGTCAGCGATGTCGAACACCGCTGCATAGCGAACGTAATCGTTGTAGTAAGTGATATCCTCGAAATAGGCGCGATACACAGACACATCGCCCGCTGTGACACTCGGAACGACTTCGGCCACTTTGTTCTCCAAGTCGAAGAACACGCGCCCGTAGTTAGAGCCGTCAATGTCCAGCACCACGCCAACCGTCGAAATATCCGACCCTGTGCGCGGTACGTGGCAACCTGATACGACAATCCGCATAGAATTGCCGCTGGTCAAAATTCCAGTCAGTGACTGATAAGACCGACACGGTTGATCCGTGATCGTGCTGGCTGTGATCTTTTTCGACGTATCAGCAGGGCGCGGCCCTGCGTCACCATTGCCCGCCGTGCAGTTCTGGTGAGTCCACGCCGCGTTATCGGCCTGTAATGACCTTGCCAGCCACAGTTCTCGACTGGGCGCTATAATTAGGCCGTTAGGCTCCCATCCGACCGCGTTGGCCGCGCTGAACGCCAGTCCCGATTTCAGACGGTTATCGGTAAAGTCCCGATCCAAATAGTAATAACCGAGGTTATCGACACGGCTGTTAGCGCCGTCAGCACCGATTCCGTTATTCGCCGCATCATCTTCGGGATTGGATAGCTCATTCCACACGGGAGCGGACGGCTCTGGAGGAGCACTTAACGAGGGAAACAGATTTACGCCAATACCAATAAACATTGCTTGTTTTATTAGCGAATTACTGTTATGTCAGCAGCAGTAGTGCCTGTAGCGTAAATTCTTGTGACTGCTAGGGCAAATATAACCCCTGCAGCTACGTAAACAGGGACGTTCGTGTCGCCGTCTGCCGTATCCACGTAAACTGTTCCCGCTGTCGCCACGTTAAAGCCCCTAACATCACGTAAAAAGCCGGTGTCAGAGGGCGTAATGCGCTCTGCGCCGTAGCCTGTATGCGATTGATTCTGGTTATTTGCCATAATTGTACCTGTGTGAGAGGAGGGGGACGTCTGCAGCCAGCGCCGAACGCCGCGATTGAGACTACAGACAGAATCCCGTGTATATACATTGAAAACAGTACTTACGTAAAGCAGGCTGTCAAGAGCCTGCATACTTGATTACAAGTATATACTATATTATACGATTTTAAACTCAAAACGCTGTGCTGTTTTGCAAGTTTTTTATAGATTATTTAGTTATATGCTGTAAATATCCTGTAATTTCCAGCCTAGAGGCCCGTCAGGGCCGACGGTTTTCTGCCAAAAACCGACATTTCTACCGAAATTCGCCCCTTTGGGCCTTCTCGTGGCCTAATTTGTACTGATTAACTCCCCCCGTGATATCCCTTCCGGGCATCTACCCCCCGCCGAGTCGGCCTGCGGCCTCGGAAAATCGCTTCTGCTGTGAGAAAGCGGGAGCCGATTGCTTTCCACCCACGCCACAGGGGGTCACCCCCCGGTTACAACCAGAAATTCTTAGGACGATTTAGCATAAGCGCCGGAATTGGCACGAAATTTGCATGGGCGCGAATGGTTGCGCGGGAGCCACATCTGTATCATTCTCGCAACACATCGGGAGCCTGTTCACGTGGTGGGCAGTGCTGCGCTTAGTATGTACTAAGTCGGCGACTTGGCACGGTTATTGCATACCCCCCTAGTGGGGGGGATATAACGTGCGGTTATAAGCACCGCTAGGTGGACGGGCTGAGTGCTATGTCACCATGCGGTTACATCTGGCCGGTGATGCGTGACCACTACGCGGATGACGAGTCAATCAGGAGCCGAAAACGCTTGCAATTCGTCAGACGCACTCAGAGCCGCTGTAGCGGACGTTCACCCCGTTTTGATGGGGGGTCAGTAGGTTGCTATTCGTTCGGCGCGTTCGTGCGTTAGACGGGAAATGGTGGCTTTTCCTGAGCATATTCAGTCACTTACGAAGGCGGGAAACCGCGCAATCGCGGGCAAACGCCACTAAGTTATTGATTTATAACGCTTTTTTGGACTCTTATTATACGCGTGAGGGATGATATATCGGGCCGATATAGGTTAGTACGTACTAAGTCACGGATGTGCGCTCAGGCGCTTGCAATCTCTGGACAAGTCACTAGAATGGGTGCTGCTGTTGATGTTGTTGATTCACTAGCCTATTAGCTGCGGTGATAGCCACGCGCTAATAAGAACATGGTTATCTGACAGGCTGCGAATAGTGCGGTGTGCGCGCCCCGCGTGTGTAAAACGGGGCTAACTACTCAAGGCGCTTAGTACGTACTAAGGACACGCTGAGACGAAGAACCTATCTAACCTTCATTCACTTATAGATTCGGGAGAATCGACTCATGAAAACTGAAACCGTTGTTAAGAAACTCATTGCCATTGCCGCCAGTCTCAAGACGACCGGCAACGCGGTCAAAGCAGCAAAAGCCAAGAACGCCGGAGCCTACGTGCAGGGCGTGCAACTGGCGATTGATTGCGGTGACCATGCGGTCATGGATAAGGCATTTGATGAGCTATTCGCGGCGATCCGCGTAGACGGAAAACTCGCAGTTAAATGCGGTGCGCCGAAGCTCAAGAAGGAAAAGAAGGACGGCCAGAAATATGGCATCCCTTCTAGCCTTTCCACCGTTCGCACCGCGTTAAATCGGGCGAATAAGTACGCGGTCCCGTTGACGGATGACGAAGGCGCTCCGCGCCCTTTCAACCAGATACGCCGCGATGCGAAGGAAGCAGCAGACGCAGCTGCCGCCAATGAATTGACCGGCGATAAGCTTGTCAAACACATGGCCGCTGAGGCGCTGACGCAAATCCGTGACGCTGTGGGAGATATGGAAGGCGACACATTAAACGCTGTGGCTCAGGCCATTTTTGATGTGCGCGACGCCATTAAACCCGCGACTGACACTGACAGCGAAGGCGACACACTCGCTGAGGCTGCGTAACGCGACGCAATGGAAAGGGTAACGGCTCGCAGCCGCAAGGCTGCGGGTCGTTGCTTAGTACGTACTAACCGCAACAAAGGGTAAGACAATGAGCAATTTAGAAAATGAATGGATGACCGTTTACCGCGTGACCGTGACGGACTCTAAAAAGGTTGAAGCGCACCAGCAGATATCCGATGTGGGCTTTACTAGCCCGCGCAATGCTGCGGATGCGGTGAAACTAGTCCGGCCGATGTGCACTAAATCAATCACGTGGCAGGTGTGGACATACAAGATCGACACATTCGGCAGACAGCGCACAACGCGCACCCTGCTGGCAGACGGGAATCATCACAGGTGGACGTCATCACCCTATGCGCCGGAATGGCTCAGCCTGTAGGATTTAGCCTCGCAGCCTCGCGGCTGCGGGGTTTTTTTTTGCCCGAGATTTATCGCTCAGGCGCTTGACATTGGCCCCGAAATGTGGTGTAATATGTGGGTGCTGGTAGAACTGCGCCTCCAGCCTTTCGCTTAGTACGTACTAAGCACAGGCAGGCAGGCTCACAGGCACAGGCAGGAACAGGCAGGCAGGCAGGCACGTAGCCGCAGCGCCCGCCCGTTCTTTTCGGACGCACGAAGCAGCACCACTTAGTACGTACTAAGCAGGCTGCGCAACGGAGCAGACCAATGGCAGTACGCAACGCAGGCAGGCAGGTCTGGAGTATCGACAACGTCGTCTTTCTCGACGTGTGGGATACGCTAGACCACGCCGTAGATGTGGGCAGCCAGACAGATGAGCAGGTTCCGATTGAGAACTGGGTCATAGGTCAGGCAGGCGGGCTTGTCTCCCTCGACGACGGGGGTGAGGCCGCATGACAACAGGCAGACGATTCGTGACCCGTTCGGGTCGCGCAATCGGGGAAGGTAGCACGACGCGGGCAAGTCTCAGCGTCAGGCGAACGCACCGCAGGCAGGAACGACCTTTGCCTACGCATATGCAATGCCACCCAATGGCATTGACGCGAACGCCACTTCACCCCGATTGCAGCACATCGCTGCACCATTACGGCATGGGCATACGCATGGCGCGTGAGTTCACACCGCAGCAATGGGGCAGCGGCAAGGGGCTGCGCCGGAAACTTAGTACGTACCGAGTGGAAGGCGCAGATGGCAGGGTGTACGGGTACACCGATGATGTCGTGTACGCTAAGGCGTTTGAGTATGGCATCAACAAGGCGCAAGGAGTGGGGGCGAGAGTGTTTCCCTCATAATTTTATGGCTAAAGAACGAGATGAAACAGTTACGTGGTGGCGTGACGTAGACTGCCCCCATTGTGGGGCTAAAGCAGGAGATTTGTGCTGGCGTAAAAGCACAGGCTATACGCAGGCACTTCCGCATCGGGCACGTAAACAGGTAGCGGCAGGAGACTATCCCAACGTGCCAATATATCTAACAGCCAATGAGCTGGAAGATATGCGGGTATTGTTGCGGTATGAGCATCATCGGCGGGGGGCGATAAGTCGCGTGTTCCGTGAAGTGACACAGGCTATAAAGGACTTGCGTAATGCGGAAAGTTAGTCTGTTAGTGGTGGGGGCAGCAGCTTGGTACGTACTAAGCCCGCCACCTGCTACGCCGGTCGTGCCCGAGGTACAGGCAGGCTGGTGCGAGTGCGTGTCTATCATGTGTCAGGTGTGTCCTGCACCTGAGGACTACGTGGAACGTGGTTGGTGCGAAAGAGTGCATGGCTACGGTGGTATGTATCAATGGAACGGAGAAAAGTGGGCACTGTGAATATATTTTACTTAGACAATGACCCTGTTACGTGTGCCAAGCTGCATTGTGATAAGCACGTAGTCAAGATGATTCTTGAATACGCACAACTGATGAGCACCGCGCACGATGAGGCAGGCACATGGGCAGCGCCTATGTACAAGCCCACGCACAGGAATCATCCGTGTGCTAAATGGGTGCGCGAGAGCGAGAACAATTACACTTGGTTATACTGTCTGTTTATAGCCTTGTGTGACGAGTACACGTACAGGTACGAGCGTACTCACAAAACAGACGAAAAGCTGCGGGATTTGCTGCGCTCCCCGCCGTCTAGTAGTGGGGGGGACTTCACTCAGCCTCCGCAAGCTATGCCCGATGAGTGTCGGAGAGAGTGCAGCATTGAAGCATACAGGGCGTACTATCGTGAGCATAAGACTGACATGGCTACGTATAAGAGCCGCCCTGTCCCATCGTTTATGGAGACAGATGATGAGCGTTCGTGAGCACATTACAGGGCGCACTAAAGTGCGTAAGGGTACGGGTGACAAGGTGCGTCACACGTTGGTACATGACGATAAGCGTAAAGGAAAACGCCCGCAGCACAAGCCGCTTATCCGTGACCTGTTGGATGAGTGGGCGGAGGGGCTTGACGGAGACGACATATTCAAGTAGTATCTGCACAGGCTAGTCATTGGTAGTCGGGACTGGCCTGTGTTCAACTTATTGCGACTACTTAGTACGTACTAACCAGCGAGGAATTGCTATGTTAGATAAAATAGTTCCGTTACTTGCGTACACCTACACTCCAGACTGCGACATTACTAGCAGCAGCAGGAGCCAATGGTGGTACGATGTAGTGCGGCATTGGGGCGTGTTCAAGTTCGACAGCAGCGGGGACGGCAACTTCTCCACTATCGAGGCTTGTATCATCGGTCAGTGGAGTCGCGACTTCTGTGGGGGAATGTATTTCTCTAGCCCGCAGGTGTACACGCATAGACGTGCAGGGTTCGGTAACTTCGCTATCAGCACGGCGTATCCAGATGTTGACTGCTCATGGGACTGGTTCGATGCGCATGGGGCTGAGATTATTCCCAGCATCAACGCCATCACGGGGCAGGCCCGCGTGTCTGGCGATGAGGCTCGTAACTACATGATGCACTGCTTGGCTCTGTCCATGCTTGGCACAATGTACAGCCATGATAAACGCTGCCTCATGGCCTCGGACGTGACTGATGGCAGGATGCACAGGGTGTTCAATATTGCTATGAATATGGCGGGGTCAGATTACGTGATTCCGCGCACACCTGTGGCTGACGGGATTCATCACACGGACTTTGAGGACGACAGACTGGCTCATGGCGGTATCCATAACGTAAGCAGGCACTGTGTACATATGTACGATCCTCAAACCTATGTCACCGAGGACTTTCGCAATTACAATAGCGGAAATGATTGCGTGGGCATGATGGGCGTACTAGATTGGGACAGGCACAATGTGTGTGATATGTGCGATTATACACTCGACGACGACGGCGAGTGCGCACATTGTGGGCACGAGCAGGACGTTCCTAAGTATCGCTGGAACGAGGCAGTAGTTAATGCCTACAAAAACCCTGAGTACGTGCTTCGTGCTCGGACTTCAACGTGGTCTAACGGATAGCGAGGAGGTTATCATGGCGACTACCATTGGGGCTGACCCCGAATTCTTTATTCGGGACAGCAGGACGGGGCAAGTTGTCCCTATAATCGGACTGCTCGGGGGCACAAAGGCCCGTCCCCTTGAGTTGGATATCGGGACGGACTACGCTTGTCAGGAAGACAATGTGATGGCGGAGTTTAACATCCCCGCAACGACCAACTATGGGAGGTTTGCGCGGTCGATTGGCTACGCTATGGACAGCGTCATGGACTTAGTACGTACTAAGTTTCCCGAGGCTGAGCTGGACTTCGGATGCAGCCGTGTGTTCACACACGATATGCTGCAGTCGAGACAGGCAAGACAGTTTGGCTGCTCACCTGATCTGAACGCGCACAAACAGGGAGCGTTTGCTGAGTCGGTCAAGCCTATTCAGTTGGAGACTGTGATAGGTCAGTGGCGCTTTGCAGGCGGGCACGTCCACATAGGGTACGATGATACTGATGTTCCTCCGTTCGCTGTCGCGGCGTTTGCTGACCTATGCCTCGGGCTGCCTTCTGTGGCACTCGACAAGCAGGGTGAGCGGCGGCAATATTACGGGACTGCGGGCAGGTACAGGGAGAAGCCCTATGGTATTGAATACCGTGTGCTTTCAAACTTCTGGATATTTGACAGAGGCTTAACTGAGCAGGTTGGCTATCGTGCTATGAGGGTAGGACACCTGTTGAGTGAGTACGATGCGGCCACACTGACACAATGGTACAACGAAATTCCGTGGCGTGACGTTGAGCGCGCTATCAATACGGAAGACGAGCGTTTGGCAAGCAGCCTGCTGACGTTCGTGCAACAGGACTTAGGCTGCCCAGTAGGATAGGAGATATACCTTATGGCAAAGAGCAATAATGCACGGGTGTTCGTATACGGCACGTTGAAGGCCGGTCACCCGAACCATAGCGCGCTGGAGAATAGCGAGTTGTTGGGCGCGTGTTACCTTGATGGACGGTACACGATGCTTGACCTCGGCTGGTATCCGGCGGTAGTTGATAGTGGCACTGACGAGACTAGCCGCATCTACGGCGAGGTGTATTCCGTAGACGAGGACACCCTCTATACACTCGACTGCATTGAGGGTCACCCCGACTACTACACACGTAGGAAAGTAGACACTCCGTGGAAAGGTGCATGGATGTACTTCCTTCCCGCCTCGTACCGTGACAAGCAATTGGGGGTGGTTCAGTCAGGTGTTTGGAGGCCGTCTGCTGTTGAGCAGGCATGGGTTGAGAAGATGGAGCAAACTCGTGGCAGCAATAGTGAGTAGCAACGGCGAGACTACAATCCAGTTTGAGTTCGTCTATAAGGCGGAGATGGTGCACGAGACTGGTATTGTAACGAACGTACATCAAAGTTTGTTTGCTGACAATCCAGTTAAAGCCTACCAAAAGATGGAGGACATGGCGGAACAATGGAAAGCCGTCATTAAATGCTGGGAAGTTAAGCGTCTTTGCAGCAAGACAGGTGAGTTGCATAATGTGTTTGCACGTGCTGTACCACGCCGTTACACTGAAGAAGCAGGCACGTGGTCAGGCGCGCCGAAGTCTTTAGGCGAGGCTCTGCGTGAGGCACAGGACAATGCAGCCCAGCGTACTGCTGACGAAGTAGATGAGTGGCTCGGCCACTGGTACAATCAGTCAGGGTTCATGGTCTACGATAAGCCTAGTAAGCCGGTTGCCCTAAAGGCTCTGAAGGAGGTAGACAATGCCAAGACTGACATATGACATGGATAGTGACGACGTTCGTCAATGGCTGGACGGTGGGTATTACTTAGTACGTACTAAGCAAGGCGAAGAAGTCGCACGATTCATCGGTATCAACGAGGAAGGTGCTACGGCAAGCCAGCTACTAGAGACCGGACTTGTGGAGGCCGTGCCTTACGAGGACTGCATTGGGTACTGGCCGGAGTGCGGGTCGCTGAACATTGGCAGCCGTTTCGCCGTGTATCTTGAACGCAGGCAGCGCAGGCAATGGCGGCGCACGTTTAACCATCGTTGTCTCACATTACGTGTGCCTCGCAAGTGGGATGCCCTACGCATTGACGCTGACTTTATCAATAGGCTAACGTCTGACTGTATTGATGTTGTGCGCGAGGCATTTAATCCTACTTATATGACGTTTCGCGAGGCGGCACGCCAGATACAGTCGGGACTTGCCTTTAGTCGTGCAATTAACCCGCACATCATACTGGTAGGGGATGAGCGCGTCCTGCTAGTGTATTACCGAGGAGAATTAGCCGCTCGAATTGAGTCCGACAGATTGGTCGGCATTGGGACGAGCGACAAGACACTCGCTCGTATTCGTAAAATGCTTGGAGGTATTCCATTATGAATCCTATAGGGCATTTCGTTGACTCATCCTATCCTATATATGATGGAACAGGTGAGCGACTGCTCGGCATTGAGATTGAAGTAGAACAGTGCCAAAATCGTGAGTGGGTTGACAGCGTACCTAACTATCTATGGAGTTATACAGGCGACGGGTCATTGCGTAATTATGGGTGCGAGTTCGTATCTATACCACTGCCCGACGAGCGGCTTGGAGTGGCGTTAGCTTATTTCTATGAAGCGTTTAGACGCCATGATTACGATGCCAATGAACGCACAGGTATCCATGTTCACGTCGATGTTCGTGACCTGACTATGGAGTATGTCGGCGGCATCATCGCTACCTATGCGGTAGTGGAGCCTCTGCTCATGCAGTATGTAGGTGCGAACAGAGAGGAAAATATCTATTGCGTTCCTTTCTACCGTGCCGATACAGATATACCTAATATAAGGCAGGCTATCACCGAGGGCACTCCTAGGTGGACTTACGAGACGTGCAAGTATAGCGCCTTATACCTTGAGCCTCTCAATCGCTTCGGCACTATTGAGTTTAGGCAGGCGCCCACCTATACGCAACGGGCTGATCTTGATTACTGGATAACTATTATCCGTAAGTTAGTGCAGTTTGGTGCACAACGAACAGTCAATGAGGTCATTGAGCTGACTACGCGTACGACAGGCGAGGAGTTTTGTCGGGCTGTGTTTGGAGAGGAGTATGACAGGCTGGCTACTTTCTCAGCCGTACCTGTGGATATGTTGCTGGACAACTGTGACTCATGGGCTGTTGTCGAGAGGCTTGCGGCCCACACCACTCAAGTAGTTTCGGCTGACTGGCAGCTTACATCTTTGGATGTGGGCGGGGAGCCGCTTAGTACGTACTATGCAAACTCGACTAGTGAGGAGAGCAGGGGATTATATAATGAACCTGATCCGTTCGAGCTGCAGTACGAAGTAGAAATGGATGACTATTATGAAGACGAGGAGTATGAATAATGTGTGGAATTGTAGGTGTTATAAGCAACGAGCGTACACTACACCGTGTAGCTCGTGCTAAGTACATGACACAGGCGCTAACTGTCGATATGTTACGAGGCGAGGACAGTACGGGCATCTTCTATGTGCCCCACGAATATGCTGACAGTAGCGACAGGACGGCAGGCTGGCTCAAGTCTTTGGACGCAGGTCCGAAGTTCGTTGAGAGCGCGGACTACCAGAAGGTAGTGCGGGATATTGAAAAGTATAAGTACATGGTAGGCCATAACCGCTTTGCTACTATGGGTGCTGTTGACGTGGACAACGCGCATCCCTTCCAAGTTGGCCCGATTACGCTGGTGCATAACGGCACGCTTGATACTACGCGCACCCTACCTACTCCCATGTACAAGCTGCAGGACGTGACAGTAGACAGCCACGCCATCTGCCACAACTTGGCAGAGCACGGCGTAGCCGAGGTAATCGCGCAGTTGGATGGGGCGTTTGCTCTAGTGTGGCACGACGCACGGGACGATAGTCTCAACATCGTGCGTAACACCAAGCGGCCTCTGCACTTTGCTAAGGTCAAGAGCCAGCAGACTATAGTGTTCGGTAGTGAGGCTGGGATGGTCAACTGGTTATGCGAACGCAATAACTTACAGACCGAGGACATTGTGTACCCCACAGCAGGTACATACATGAAGTTCATGCCTAACGACCTTATGAATCCAGAGATTACGGAGCTGGAGCTGATGGTCGAATCATACTACGAACGTGCGTGGGGAAACTACTCAGGCAGTAGTGACTACTACGTAACAAGTAAGCCTTATAGTCGGGGAGAAAGCCCTGACCCAAAGCCCCTGACGGAAGATGGCAGCCAGCGGGAGTTCCGCGTAATGCTAGGTGGCAGGCTGCGGCCCGTGCCTCTGCCAAGTCAGGCGATGCTGCTGGAATTCGAGCTGAGTCCGGACGACGACGAGAGATTCACTCCGGTGAGCTGGTCGGAGACAAAGGACGGGAACGGGGTAGTCTCGGGTTTCTTCGTTCGCTCAGGCATGTCTGCGGCGGTCTATAATACACCCCGTGACCTGTACGCTGAGTATGAGAACGTCCCGTGGACAGTACGACCCATCGCCGTCAAGAGGCACGACACCAATGAGGCTGTAGCTATATGCCGAGTACGTAAGTACAAATGGGACGGCCAAGCAGTCGGAGTAGCTGACGCTATTACTGATGCGTTTGAGGATGATATTCCATTCGAGCCTGACATGGACGAGCAGATATCTGATATGGTTCTCGGGCCATATGGGACTCTTGTAACGGTAGAGCAGGCGGAGACTCTAGTATCCGGCGGCTGTACGATGTGCACTAAGCCCATCCACACGGACGACCTTAACGACGTCGAGTGGGTGAACAACGGTAGAGACCCAGTATGCGGGCAATGTGTTGCTGACTGGGACTTAGAATATGGGAGTGGAAGATAATGCGACCAAGACTATTGCCATACAAAAGGGGTAGCCGCAGCGCACGGGCGTTGAGCACGGCTGCTCGTGTCAGACGACTTAACTTAGTACGTACTAAGCCATTTAACCTGTGGGGTAACGAAGTCGTCATCAACTGGGGAGCAGGAACTAAGCAGTTCGCCGAAGTGTTTGGCGGCAAAGAGCCTAACTGGATCATCAATCATCCC